CCAGGAGCGCCAGCCGCGGACGTGGGGGACGTCGGCTGGGGCTCCGGCTGGAACGCGGACAAGATCGCCTCATGCATGGGCATCTTGTCGCGGAGGTCGATGAGCTTCGCGGCGTTCGTAAGCAGCATGGTCGGATCCATGCCCTGCTGGGCCATGATCCCGATGGAAGACAGCAGGGCGAACACGCCTTGCTTGAGGGCGTCGGTGGTCTGCTCCTTGTCCACCTCGGCCTGGAGGGTCGTGACGTCGATGTCCATCGGCAGTTGCCGCTGGACGAAGTCCCGCGAGACGAGCTGGTCGCCGCGGAGCTGGAGGAGGAAAATCAGCGCCTGGTTCGGGTTCATCCCGCTGGCGAAGCCGTAGGAGACCGAGACCCGGTAGTTGCCCTTGATGTCCTTCGAGGGCGTGTAGGTCTCCTCGAAGGGCGTTCCGTTGATGACGCCGGAGATGGACTTCTTGGCGTCCGGCCAGTACTTCTCGTCCATCTCGAAGCACAGCTCAAGCGCCTGCTCCAGAGCGTGGCCGATGACGAGCTGACCCGTGGCCACCTGGATGTCATAGCCACCGTTCAGGGCATCGACCCCACGGCCGGTGATGATCGAGGCGTCCACGTCGCCAGTCGCTGAGGCCGGCGTGCGGGTGCCCTTCATGACCTCCTGCGCCAGCAGGGCGTCCTGCTGCCAGGCGGCCTGCGGCATGTCCGTGCCCACGCGCCGGATCTTCTCCGGCGAGTTGGTACGGATCACGGCGTCATCCCCGAAGGGGATCTTCTGCACGTCCGTCGGGATGGCCAGCGGCGCCCTGACGGTCTGCTGCGTGGCCTGCAGACCCAGCATCGCCATGCGGTTGCGGGCGAGCATCGGCCACACGATGTCATCGAACTGCCCGCGGTCCTGCTCGTCCCAGGTGGGCTTGCGGGCGATGGCCACCGGGACCTTGCCGAAGTGATTCGGCATGTCCATCAGGACGAGGTTCTTGCGCTCCGGCATGTAGAGCACGTAGCTCTGCGCGTCGCAGAACTTGACCAGCTCCAGCTCTGTGTCCCCGGTGACCTGCCGCCCGAAGGGCTGGTCACGGCCGAGGATGACGTCCGCGTAGTCCGGGAACTTCGCCGCGATGCGGCGCGCAGACTCGCGCCAGACGCGCGTGTACGAGCGAACCTTCCCGGCGAGATCGAACTCCGGATAGGCCTTCATCCCGCTCTCAAGGCGGATGCGGGGACGGCCCTCCTTGAAGTCGGGCTCCACGACGAAGGCCGTCGACCCGTACATGAGGTACCAGTCGCAACCTTCCGGCATCCTCGCCTTGAGGTTGCTGTCGATCACGTAGGAATAGGCGATCTTGGTGCGCTTGGCCACGAACTTCTTGGCCCGCTCGCTCGACATGACGCCAGAGGCGCAGTTGATCGACGGCAGCGGCGCCAGGTTCTCGGCGAGCTGCCGGGCCGCGGTGTCGATGACGTTGGCCGTGATCGGCCGCGGCCACGCGTCCGGCATCGAACCCGGGGCGATGTTGTCGATCTTCTGCGCGCGAGCGTCGTAGACCGTCTGGTGACGCGCGTCCCGCTCCTGGGCGTCACGGCGCAGAGCGTCCACGCGCCGGGCTATCTGCTCAATGTCCGCCATGACCACCTCCTGCGAAACGAAGGGTACCCCGTTACTTGACCTTTGTTTCCAAGGTTGCTACGCGCTTCTCCAGCGCAGCCACCCGCTGCTCCAGCGTCGGCGCCGGAGCGGGTGGCGGAGTGGGGGCAACGAGCTTCCACGCGCCGGCCTTCACGGCCAGGCAGGCCTTCACGTGGCCGCGCATCTTGACCATGTCGACAGCGGCGCCCCGCGGGTCGTTCTTCCAGTCGGACCACTCCAGGTGTCCAATCGCGGATTTTGGACCCCACTTGTGGGCGCGGCAGATGGCCGCGGAGGCCTTCACCATCGCCTGAACCTGGGCGTCCGGCCATGGGTCCTTGCCGTCCCCGAGGTTGACGCACTCGAAGCCGTAGAAGTGGCTGTTGCCGTCCACGGCGCCCGAGCTGCCCTGATGCTCATGCGTGGCCGGCGGACGGTCGCCGTAGTTCTCTTCGACCACCGCGGCGAGAACCCGCGGGTCGCCGCCTCCGGCGTGGTTGGCCCGACCGTTGCCGACCAGCCAGACCTCACCCTTCTTGTCGATGACGCCGTGACACAGCGGCCCCGGAAGGTCCGAGCTGCCGTTGTAGCAGTAGTCCACCATGCCGTAGATCCCGGCGGTGTGGTGCAGCATCACGCCATTCATGGGGCCCCAGGCCCCGCGGCTGTTGCGGTTGTGATGGCGCCAGTCGCGCACCTCGTGCACGGTCAGGCCCTCGGCCTTAAGGGCGGCCACGAGCTGGTCTGCTGTCAGCGGGGTTGCCATCACGCACCCACCCTCACGGGCTGCTGCTTTGCAGGGTGCGAACCGCACTCGCCGCGACAAAGGCACTGTCGGTCGGCCCATCGGCGCTCAGCGCGATTACTGGCGGATGGATGGAGGGGGCAGCACTTGACCATCACACACGCTCCGGCCAGTGCCAGGTGCCGCGGTCGTCGGCGTTGCCCTGCGGCACGTTGCGGTTGAAGAACACGCCTTCGGGGTTGAGGACGGCCAGACCGGCGTGGCCGTCCTCAACCACCTCGGTCACGATGGCCGCCCGGCACTCGGGCAGGTACTCCCCGCCCGGTGTGCCGTAGCTGCGGTAGTGGACCACCCGGCCCACGCTCGGCTTCTGTTCCACGTCTATCCCTTCACCACGTCAGGGCGCCATCCCACGCGCCCGCGCCCTGCTGCTGCAGGGCGAAGTCAATGTCCACGACCATCTGTCCGGCGGCGTCGCGCTCACTCGTGAACTCGGAGTTGTTCACGTGCCAGCCGGAGTAGTCGCTCACCATCAGCTCCCGGCAGCGGATCTCCGCGAACCACATGGCCATCACGGTGTCCGTGAGGCCCTTGGTCTCCGGGAACCAGGAGCACAGCTGCTCGATCAGAGCCCGTACGCCCTCGGACTGCGTCTGCGACGGCAGCCGGATCAGGTTCCGGCCGGTGGCCCAGCCCTCGAAGAGCGGCGCCATGGAGGCAACGCCGAAATCCGCGTCCCACTTGTTGGAGTTGGTGTGGTGCGGGTTGATCAAGCAGCCGCGGGCAGCAAGAGCGGAGCGGATCAGCTGGTCCTGGACGATGGATGCCTGGTAGGCGTTCTTCTCCACCCGCCACTCGCTGATCGAGTACCGCTCTGTGAGGCGGTCGATCTCCGAGCGCATCTCGTGCGGCGGCATGCCGCGACGGTTGACCACGTCCAGCACCCACCGCACCCCGGTGCGGCGGTCCAGCCCCATCACCACCATCGCCGTGCACCCCGCCGCCGCGGGGTCCAGCCCGGCCACGGTGAGGAGGCCATCCATGCCGTAACGGCGGTGCTGAGGCTGGCCGTCGAACATCCGGCCCGGATAACGGGCCCGGTCTATGCAGCCCTGCACATCCGCCTGCTTGAAGACGGCGTCGTCGGCCACCTGGTCCTGCATGTAGACCATGGACCAGTTGCGCGGCGTCATCTTGCGCCGCTTACGGGCCAAGGCCTCGCCGTGCCACATGGGCCAGAGGCCGTCCTTCGGCCAGCCCTGCTCCTGCGCCTGCTTGCGGGCCTGGATGGTGACCGGGGGCCGGTTGGTCTTCGGCCAGAGCGTCACCCAGTCCTCGGGCTTGTCAGCGAACTCCAGCACGGCCGGCTGCGTCAGGTACGTCCACGGGCTCTTGCCCTCGCCGTAGTACCGGGCCTTGAGGATCTCGGAGTACAGGTCCACCGTCGCCATGCGGGTGCCGATGAGCAGCATGCGCCCGCCGACGTCGGCGACGCGGGAACCCACGATGTTCTGGATCCAGTCGATCTGGGCTTCGAACTGCTGGTGGTTCGTGTTGTCCACGCAGTCATCCATGATGACCAGGTCGGTACGGGTGCCGTAGATCTGGCCGCCGATACCGACGGCCTCGACCGTGTACTCCTTCTCGCCGGAGTCGGCGCCGGCCACACGGATCTGCGTGGAGGACCACGTGGAGGCGCCCTCGGCGAAGCCTCCGGGCGGCCCGAAGTGCTGCTGCAGGTCGAGGTACGTCTCAG